GTGTACGGACAAGTACATTCCGCAGAAGGTAAGAATTTCTATATTGACCATCGGAAGGTTCCGGGCGGATTAGTAATCAAGACGCTAGAGGGTGAACATCTGGCAAATATTGGTGATTATATCATCCGTGGTGTACACGGTGAATTTTATCCGTGTAAGCCAGATATATTCAATGAAACTTATGAGGAGGTGGAAGAATGAGTTATATCAAAGAAAGTCTAATTAATTATCATGATTTCATGAAGAAACTTGCTGACTCTCGACAAATGATTGCTGCGAGTAATGTTCTGAAAATAATCGAAGAGTTTCAGGGCGATCTGGAGCAAGACGAGAAAGAAAACGGTTGGATTCCGGTTAGTGAGAGATTACCGGAAGAACACGATTCCATATTTGCAAAATTCAAAGGAACGAATAACTGGAAAAGAGGAATGTTCGAAAAAACATCTAAATATGTGATTGCTACAGTTGTATTTGACGATGGAACAGTATTGGTAGAGCAGGCACATACTACTGATGGAATTTGGAAAACGGATAAAAAAGTTTTAGGCGGAACAGTAGTTGCATGGATGGACTATCCAGAACCATATAAGGAGGGCTGAACATGGAAATGTCAATTTTCAAAAAGGACGGGAAGACCTACACTAGATTCAAGGTCACACTAAAAGAGTTCAAATCTTGGCAGGCTTTGCTTGAGGTAAAATATTGTATTGATACTTCAGAGCCGGTCAAGAAGAATAGCAGATATATTTATTTTGAGAAAGAGGGCGACTGGATTAATGGGAAGATGTAAATTAGACTACCCGGATGGTGAAACACAGTGTTGCATCTGCTGTACTAAGCAGGATTCCTGTCAGTGCAGATGTGATGATATGGACAGTTACGAATATGCGGAGGAATGTGAAGATTATGAGACTGATTGAAGGTAAAGCATTTTACAATAAAAGCTGGTACGGAAGCTATAAAAGCATGATTGAACGTTGCTATAGAAAGGAAGCACATAATTATCCGTTTTATGGTGGGAGAGGTATTGTTGTCTGCGAAGAGTGGAAAGATATCGAAAAATTTGAAAATTGGGTTAATATAAGCGGATATAAAAAAGGGCTTTCGTTAGACCGAATAGATGTAAATGGGAATTATGAGCCAGATAATTGTAGATGGGCTACGCCAGAAGAGCAAGCAAATAATAGAAGGAATACTCTGTATGTTGAAATTAATGGAGAAACCCACACAATATCCGAATGGTCTAAAATTACTAGCATAAAAAGGAGCACTATTAATAATAGATATTGTCGTGGTGACAGAGGTAAAGATTTGATAAGGAATGTAAGGAGAAAACATGGCTAGACTAATAGATGATGATAAATTGATTCACGCATTATGTAAAGATTATACAACAGGTAAGAAGACATTAGGACAGGTTATTGATGAACAGCCGACAGCTTTTGATGTGGACAAGGTTGTGGAACAGTTGGACGTATACATAACAAAACTGGTTGGAAGAAATGCTGCGCTATATAAGACGGTTATGCAAATTGTGAAAGGTGGTGGAGCTGAATGAGAGAAATTCTTTTCAAGGGAAAACGGATTGATAACGGCGAATGGGTTGAGGGATATTATACGGAAAGCAAGGGCAAGACATTCATTGGAATTGATATATCCATTGGCATTGATGATATATTTGAGGTTTTTTGTACTCCTGTAATTAGGTGGCTTGAAGTCGATCCAGAAACCCTCTGCCAGTTCACGGGGGAGACTGACAAGAACGGTAAGAGGATCTGGGAGAACAATGTTGTTTGGCTTGTTTATAATGGTGAAGAACATATTTATCAGATAGTTTGGGATAACTCTGAATTAGATTTTAAAGCGACCAAAGGTGAAGAAAATTACGGAACGAATTATGAATATTTACTATGTTGTGATGAAATTGAAGTTATTGGAAATATTTTCGATAATCCAGAATTATTACAGGAGAGGTGAAGTAGATGGAGAGATTAACAGATTATTCAGACGATGAATGCACATATATCATTGGCGTTGGGAATAAAACTTGCGAAGCATTTTGTAAATACGTAGTAGATGGATGCAAGAATTGCTATATCCAACAAGTGTTTAAAAAACTTGCCGATTATGAAGACTTAGAAGAACAGGGCTTGCTTGTGAGATTGCCAGATGATTTAAACAGAATATTGTATCAAGTAAATTATAGATGGAAATGCACAGAATACGGTGAGGAAAATAATAAATGTGAAATCTATGATTGCAAATGTGAATGTGATATCAGGAAAGAATATTATATAGCCGAAGTTGATTTGCAATATATTTCGATTAAAAGCTATTATAATTGTCTTGGCGAATTTTTATTCCTCACCCGTGAAGCAGCTGAGAAGAAGTTGGAGGAGATGAAGAAGAATGATTGATAGTTTAATAGCATTTACATTTGGAATAATATTCGGATCATTTGGCACTATTTTCTTGGTTGCACATTTTGGCGGCAAGCGTAAATAGCAATAAAAAGGCGGTGATGATATGCGTACAAGGCAAAAGTCACTTGTTGATTTTGGCGTATATCCAGAAGATATTAACCGTTTAAAGGATATATGCCAGAAAGCTACACAAGAGCAGAGACACGATATTTTACACTGCTGCATAAGTTCTTGCCCTCCAGGAATTGAACTTTTGGTGTACGAATCTATTGTAGCAAACAAATCCTATGACCGTATTATGAAGACGAAGTACATACCGGCAAAGCGAGATGATTTCTACGCATACAAGCGCAAGGCAATGGCTATGTTTTATGATATTCTAAGAAAACTAAGAGAAATATAATACTACAATTAATATTAAAATGTGGGGACAAATTTTTCTGCCATGTATGGTAATATAGTATATATCTATAGCTATGTACCGTATGTGGCAGAATTTTTGTTTGGAGGTGAGAACGTGGGAAAACAGGTAGGAAGACCACCAATATATAAGACGGTGAACGAAATTGAAGAAAAAATTGACACATATTTCAAAGAATGTGAAGGTGAAATATTAAAAGATGATAATGGAAAAACTGTATTGAATAAATTTGGAAATCCGGTGGTTATTAATCGAAAGCCTCCAACAGTAACTGGTTTAGCTCTTGCATTAGGATTTACAAGTAGATTGGATTTATTAAGATATCAAGGAAAAGAGGAATTTTGTAACACGATAACGCGCGCGAAGAGTATGGTAGAGCAGTACGCAGAGGAAAGATTGTTTGATCGTGACGGTTCCAATGGTGCTCAGTTTAGCCTTAGAAACAACTTCAAGGGTTGGGACGCTGACAAGAAAAATGATGATTTCGGAGACGGAAAGATTACGATTGTGAACAATATTCCAAGACCGGAGAAACAGGATGGAAAGTAACGCTATCAAACTGAATGAGATTGTGGCACCAGCATTTTACAATGTGTTTTGGGATATTTTAGATGGTAAACACACTTACTATGATCTGTACGGTGGACGTGGATCCACAAAATCATCTTTTGTAGGCGGCATGATTCCGTTTCAGATGATGCAGGATGCAGAGAATGGCTTAATGTCAAATGCTGTAATCTTTCGGAAAGTCGGTAATACGCTCAGAGAATCCGTGTATGAACAGATCGCATGGGGAATTGATGCGCTTGGAGCAAGTGATTTATGGGCTGACAGTTTAAGTCCTATGCAATATGTGTATAAGCCAACAGGACAAAAGATCATATTCAGAGGACTGGATAAAGCTAAGAAAACAAAGTCCATAAAAGTAAAAAAAGGATATTTCAAGTACCTTTGGTTTGAGGAGCTTGATGAGTTTGCCGGAATTGAAGAAATCCGTACAGTTCAACAGTCTGTACTTCGTGGTGGAAGCAAATTTGAAGTATTTAAGACATTTAATCCACCGATCAGCCGGAGCAACTGGGCGAACGTGTATGTGGAGGAACCGAGAGTTGACAGCTACAGACACAAGAGCGATTATAGATCAGTTCCTGTTGAATGGCTTGGTCAGCAATTTATTGATGATGCAGAGCATCTGAAGAAAACAAATCAGAGAGCTTACGACCATGAATATCTCGGTCTTCCTGTTGGACTTGGAACAAATATTTTCGAACTGTTAGAAATTCGAAAAATTACAGATGAAGAGATTCAGAGCTTTCAAAGTATCTACCAGGGACAGGACTGGGGGTGGTATCCAGATCCTAAAGCATTTCTCCGTGTAGCTTATGTTCCTAATCAGGAAAAAGTTTTTTTATTAGACGAACTTGGAGGCTCCAAGATAAGAAACAAGGAAATGGCTAACCAGATAAAGAAAAAAGGATATGATGATTATTCAATATCTTGCGGAGTTGATGAAGAAGAAAGTATTATTGACTTCCGAGATGCAGGGCTTCCAGCACGTAGGGCCATTGTTACACCGGGAAGCCGCAAATATACTTTTGAGTGGTTACAGTGCCGAACATTAGTCATTGATCCGGAACGAACGCCTAGAGCATACAAGGAAATTATCAATTATGAGCATGAAGTAGATAGCAATGGAGAAGTGATTGCAGATTATCCAGATGGCAACGATCACTGGATAGATTCTCTCAGATACGCAACCAGTCCATTGTCCATGAGAAGGGGGAACAGCGCATAATGTGTAAATTTTGTGATGAATTAGCTTCTTGGAAAGAATGCCATGATAATCCAGAACGCAAGAAGAACAAATATATATACGGCTGTATGCTGTACATGTACATGAAAGACCGAAAAGGAAGCATTACTTCCAGACCGTTTGATCTTAATTATTGTCCGACGTGTGGAAAGAAGATTGCGACAGGTGACTAAATGGGACTTATAACAACACTAAAAAGGTGGTTTAACATGATATTCAAAAAACAAGCCGAAGAGGATTTCAATATCCAGGCAGCAGAGTTCCCAGAGATGGAATCGTTGATTAATAAATGTGCAAACATATATCGAGGCGTTCCATACTGGTTAGATGATAAAAATAACATCAAGACGATTAATTTTGCAAAATCCGTCTGCTCAGAAACAGCACGGCTCGCAACATTGGCGATTGGTATTCAGATAGACGGCTCTGCAAGGGCTACGTGGTTGCAGGAGCAGATTGACAAGGTATACTTCCAGATTCGGCACTGGGTGGAATATGGCTGCGCTTACGGAACCGTGTTCATTAAGCCGAACGGCGAGAGCCTTGACGTATTCACTCCGGCAGATGTGATGATCGTGGATTACGACAGCCAAGAAATCAAAGGAATTATATTCAAGGATTCTTATACTGTCGGAAGAAAATACTACACAAGGCTCGAATATCATAGATTTGTCGAGACCACCGTGGACGGAGTGACAACCTATCCGTATTATGTTTCAAACAGAGCTTATGTATCAAAATCTCCTCAAAGCATCGGAGACAAGATTAACCTCAAACAAACCAAGTGGGCTGATCTTATGGCAGATACACCGCCGATTCTCAAAGCAAACGGTGAGAAACTGGACGGACCATTGTACGGAGTACTTCGGACACCACAGGCTAACAATGTGGATATTAGCACGCCACTGGGACTTCCGATATTTGCGGAAGCTATAGAAGAATTAAAAGACCTGGACATTGCATACAGCCGAAATGCAAAAGAAATCCTTGATTCTAAGCGGACTGTTCTAGCAGATGACAGATTGTTGATGCCGAGTGGTTCACCTGTCTCCGCTATGACACCACAGGCAATGGAACATAGATGTTCAGAAATGAGCTTGCCGGATTATGTAAAAAATGTATTCGGACAGGATGAAAAAGAGTTTTACCAGGAAATCAATCCAATTCTCAACACAGATACCCGTATAAGCGGCATAAATGCCCTTTTAAGCCAGTTGGGGTACAAGATTGGATTCTCCAACGGATATTTCGTTTTTAACGAAACAAGCGGCATACAGACAGCCACAGGAGTAGAAGCAGAACAGCAGAGGACAATACAGTTTATCAAGGATGTAAGGGACAAACTGGAATCCTGTTTAGATCAAGTAATCTACGCACTAAATGTCCACGCTGATCTGTACGGACTTGCACCGGTAGGAGTTTATGAAATTAACTATGATTTTGGAGACATCACATACTCCTTTGCAGAAGATAAGCAGACTTGGCTTGGCTATGCAAACACCGGAAGAGTTCCGTTCTGGTACTATCTGGTAAAATTTGAAGGATTCAGCGAAGAGGATGCGAAAGCTCTCGCAGATGAAGCAAATGCGGAAAACAAAGCAAGTGGATTATTTGGGGATGAATAGCCTATGAAGATTAATAATCATGTTGGAAACGTACATATCAAATTTGATACAAAGCGGATTGATGGCAATTTGAAAGAAGCTCAGAAGAAACTGAATGAGCAAATAGTAGAAGACTGCATTCCACTTATGCCATTCCAACAGGGAGCGTTGGTGGAAAGTGTATCATATCCGCAGGGTATTGACGGCGGTGAAATCAAGTGGGGAAACAGAAATGTGCCTTATGCTCATTATTTGTACATGGGTGAGGTGTACGGACCGAACATCCCAAAGAAAGATGCACAGGGGAATATCATTGGATGGATGTCTCCACCAAGTAAAAGCCCAACCGGAAGACGATTGCAATATAGTAAAGCACCGCATATAGAAGCAGGGGCAGAATGGTTTGAAAGAGCAAAAGCCCAGCATTTATCGGATTGGACAAGGCTGGTAAAAAGAACGGCAGGTGGTAAATAATGCTTCCACCAGAGTATTTTCACGGAAAAGAAAAAGGGATCCTTGCGATTTACCAGGAACTGGAAGATTTTATAATGACGGACATTTCCAGGCGCATTCTTCAAACTGGCGGCATGACTGCCACAGCTGATCGGCTAATCTGGAAGCTCACGCAAATGGGAGAAAGCAGAGTTGCCATTGAACAGAAACTGCAGAAGCTTACAAAAATGACACAGCCAGAGCTTAGACGAATCCTGCAAAATGCCGTGATGACATCTTGGAATAATGATAAAGATATCCTTTTAGGGATTGATGAGAATATAAGTCCACCATTGGAGAATCCAGAAGTGATAGCGGTGATGGATGCAGAATTCAAAAAAACATTGGGAGAGCTTAGCAACCTTAGCAGGACTACAATAAATCAATCTCAACGTGATCTAATTAATCTGCTGGACAAAGCCGAAATCCGTGTTGCTTCAGGTGTGCAATCATACACCTCTGCAATTTGTGATGTGTTGGACAATTATGCACAAAAAGGAATTATGGTGGATTATCCAACAAGCGGCGCAAAAAGAACCCTTGAAGCAGCTGTGAGGTGCTGCGTGGTAACGTCGATGAACCAGACAGCGGCGCAGATCACTAATCAGTATATTGTGCAAGCGAAGACAAATTATGTCCTTGTATCAGCCCATCTGGGAGCCAGAACAGCGCAGAAAGGACAGCCGCCTTGCGGAGATCATTCATCCTGGCAGGGAAAGCCTTACTCAATAGTTGGATCGGAACCGGGATATCCTAATCTTTTGGAAAGCACTGGATACGATATAAGCCCGAAGACCGGACAGGGAACCGTTGTGGATCTGCATGGACTGCATGGTTATAACTGCCGCCACTCTCACCAACCATGGGCGAAAGGGCTGCGGAATCCATGGGTGGACGAACACAAGATTGATTCTGAGGAGAATAAGAAAATCTACGAAGATACCCAGAAGCAACGAGCAATGGAGCGTTCAATCAGAGCGACTAAACGCAAGCTGATAATGAAGAACGAAGAAATCAACTCAGACGATATACCGGATTCTGAAAAAGAAAAACTAAGATCAGAATATGATCGAATGGCTTTTAAGCTGACTGAACAGAATAAGGAGTATAATAAATTCTGTGAGGAAAACAATCTTGCAGCACAATATTACCGCAACAAGATAGCAGACTTTGGATATAAGCAGCAGTCCAGGGCAAATGCAGGAGCAAAAAGATTTATGAGGGCAAAGTGAGGTAGATATGGAAAGATGGGTATATTTTAATCCGAATCCAGCCGGGAATCGTGTAGGCGACTGTGCTGTCCGGGCAATATGCAAGGCATTAGAGCTTGACTGGGAGACGGTATTTACAGGATTAATGGTATATGCTTGCTCACTATCAGATATGCCAAGTGCCAACTATGTATGGGGATCATATTTGGCAAGGCATGGATATCACAGAAAGCTTGTGGAACAGTCAGAGAGGTATATTTATACAGTCAATGATTTCTGCGCAGATTATCCTACTGGTACATACATTCTTTGCATAGATGGTCATGTGGTGACAGTACAAGATGGTAAATATTATGATACATGGGATTCCGGAAATGAAGTCCCGGTATATTACTGGGAAAAGGAGTAGCTAAATGAGCATACAGGAATTTATTCAGTTTTTTCTTTCAATCTGTGGAGGAGTATCAATTATTGGAGGGGCAGCAGCTGTTGTTTTTAAATGGATTACTCCGGCATTTCGACTCAACAAGCGAGTTGAGACACTGGAAGAACATGATAAGCGAGATTACGAGAGTCTTCAGAGGATTGCGGAACGTGATTCATTGATTCTGGAAGTGCTATCAACCATGCTGGATAGTCAGATTAGTGGAAATAATGTTGAGGAATTAAAAAAAACAAAGCAGAAGCTCACGGAGTATCTTGCACAGAATCAACGTTAGCATTGATAAGGGGTATGCTCATGAAATTATATGTGTTCACAAAGAAAGATATAGACAGGTTCTTGATAGAGTGTAATTTCACACCGGACGAAGAAAGACTGTTCCGGTTGAGATGCCAGGAGCGCACTCTTGAATACTGCGCTGAACAGATGAACGTGAGTATATCAACAGCAAAGAGATTAAGTCGGAGAGTAAATAATAAAATAATCAAAGTGTGCTGATACTTTTTGGATACTAATTAGAGCCAGAAACGACCTGTTTCCGGTTCTTTTTTTATGCAAAAATATAATCAGAAAGGCGGTGTATAAGATGGCATTATATAACAATCCTTATCAATATAGTTTTGGCGTTCCGGGGCAGATGAATCAGTTCCAGCAACAGCCTGTCCAGATGCCAGCTCAACCAGTACAGCAACCACAGCAGAATAGCAATGGTATCCTGTGGGTTTCCGGCGAAGTAGGCGCAAAATCCTATCTGGTAGCACCCGGGACAAGCGTTTTACTGATGGATTCAGAGAGTGAAAAGTTCTATATAAAATCTACAGACGTTTCCGGTATGCCGCAGCCATTACGGACGTTTGAGTATCACGAGGTAGGCACTCAGATGCCACCTAAACAGCCTGCCCAGAACATGGATAATAAATACGTCACCAGGCAGGAATACGACGATTTAAAAGCCAAATGCGACGCTATAGCAAGTCGATTAAATTCATTTTCTGAACCTGTTAGAACTAATACTGTACAAGAGTCAGCAATCAAGGGAGGAAACGCAGATGAGTAATCCATTATTTAACGCACTTGGCGGTGGGATACCGCAGGGAAACGGACCAATGCAGATGATACAGCAGTTTATGCAGTTTAGGCAGAATTTTAGGGGGGACCCGAAAGCAGAAGTTGAGAAGATGCTACAGTCTGGACGGATTTCTCAGCAGCAACTTAATCAGGTCCAACAGATGGCAGGACAATTCCAACACATGTTGAAAGGAATGAAATAGTACATTACAATCTGGCCAGATTGATGTAAATACAATAAAGGAGATTATATTATGGATGGAAATTATAGCTTAGCAGATATTGCCGCTGCTACTGGAAATGGTAGAAATAATGACGGCATGTTTGGCGGAGATGGCGCATGGTGGCTTATCGTGCTTTTCTTGTTCGCATTTTGCGGATGGGGAAACAACGGCTGGGGCAATAACGGCAACGGCGGCGGATATGCAGCCACAGCAGCTACTCAGGCAGACATTCAGAGAGGATTTGATAACTCCGCAGTAATCAGCAAGCTTGACGGAATCAATAGCGGTCTGTGTGATGGCTTCTATGCCATGAATAACGGTATGCTTACCGGATTTAATGGAATCAACACCAACATCATGCAGACTGGTTTCGGCATCCAGCAGGCTATTAACGCTGACACTGTAGCGAATATGCAGAATACCAATGCACTCCAGGCGCAGCTTGCAAACTGCTGCTGCGAAACCAGAGAAGCAATCCAGGGCGTGAATTACAACATGGCTCAGAATACCTGCGCAATCCAGAACACCATGAACAACAACACTAGAGACATTATCGACAGCCAGAACGCCGGAACAAGGGCAATCCTTGATTACCTGTGCAACGAGAAGATATCCAATCTCCAGGCTGAAAATAACGACCTCAGACGTGCCGCTTCTCAGGATCGCCAGAGCGCATTGCTTACAACTGCAATGGCTTCACAGACACAGCAGCTTATTAATGCGATCAATCCGGCACCGATTCCGGCATATCAGGTTCCAAACCCGAACACATATTACGGATGCGGATGCAACACTGGATGCAATTGCTGATAACTTCATATCGAGAGTATCTTTCGATTGATTTCGGATGTCGGCTTATGCCGTATTACACAGAGGGGCAGGCTGAGACCTGTCCTTTTTGTGATATGAAAGGAGTATTTTTATGGCAGAATTTACAAATGTAGCTGCTCAGACTGTAGCAGCAAATGGAAACGTAGTATTTTCAAACACAGCAGTTAAAGGTTCTAACTGCATTCAGCACAGAGAAGGAAGCGGAATCATCACTCTGAGAGGACTGACTAACCAGTGCAAAGCGAGATTCTTTGTGGATTTTTCTGGCAATATCGCAATTCCAACAGGCGGTACTGTCGGAGCTATTTCTCTGGCTATTGCAATCTCTGGCGAACCGGTTCTTTCTTCTCAGATGATTTCCACGCCGGCAGCAGTAGACCAGTACAACAATGTGTCCTCTGGCATCTATATTGATGTACCTCGTGGATGTTGTGTTAATATCGCAGTAGAGAACACAAGCGATCAGGCTGTTTCTGTTGCGAACGCAAACATTATCGTGACTAGAGAAGCGTAGGAGGTGTGATTATGAGAGATATTAAAGACTTATGCGCAAGAATCGAAGATGAGCTTTCCAAGATCGCTGACAGTGGACTGACCACTGGAAATCTGGAAATGACATACAAGCTGATTGATATGTACAAAGATATAAAGAACACGCAGTACTGGGATAAGAAAGCGGAGTATTACAACGCCGTCCTTGATGAAATGCGTAGCGGATACAATGACGATTACAGCGAACGTGGAAGAAAGCGCGGCGGCATGGGGAGATACAGCCGCAGCGATGGAAGAATGATGTACCCGGATTATGATCGCGGCAGCTCTTACGGCGATGAAAGTCGCGACTACGGAACCGGAAGAGGAAATTACAGTCGATCTGATGGGCGAGATACTTACAGTGACTATATGACGCAGAAGCAGAACTATCGTTCCGGAAAGTCTGAAGACTGCAAAAGAAAGATGCTTGCCGCTCTGGAAGAACATCTTGACGAACTTACTACAGAAATGAGCGATATGTCCAAGGATGCAGAGTGCAGGGAAGAGCGTGATCTTGTTAAGAGATACGTTGAGAAATTAAGAAATATGCTTTGATTTGGTAAAATGTGGGGACAACTTTTTTTTTAGAATGTGATACTATAATCTTGCAAGGTGTGGTGACCTTGTAGGGCTTGCTGATTAGAAGTTTTTGTTTTCTTTTTCGTTTCATGTCCTCCTTTCTTTGTGAATATGTCCTTAATAGAAACAGATTTGAGCGGAATCTGGAGGTTGAAAAGCGGATGCAATTTCCGACATATTCATTAGTCGGCTTGACCGACTGGTAACACCTCCTTATAAATGAATCAACGTTTCCGTGAAAGTCGGATAGTGGTAGGCATAACACGTTAAATACCTTGCTAACCCGGGGATCCGGGTTCCGGGAAAGTGGCAACGATTGGCGGTGTTGCGGCGGTCTGTAAAACCGTTCCCTCGTGGTAAACATTATAGGTTCAACTCCTATCTTTCCCATTGTTTGGAGACTGAAAGTTTGGTGGCAGGAAAAGCACAGGGCAGTGTGCAGGAATGTATAACCGAGTTCCGGATGCGTACTGTTTATCGGTGATATAGTGACTTCCTCTAGTAGTCAATAAGTGAACGTGCTGAAATGGTTCTTCCAAACATGTACATCGCAGGATAGAGAAGCGGAATCTCGCAAGGTTCATATCCTTGAGAACGGCGGTTCAAATCCGTCTCCTGCAATTAATCTGCTTAAAGTTACGCTGTCTGCGTGCAGGTGGTCTATGACTAGGGTAGATTACAACATCATGATGCTGATTGGGTTATGTCTTATCCTGTTGACTGGTGTCCAGTCCGAAAAGGCACTTCAATGTGGCTTCGCCAAGTGGTAAGGCACCGGGCTTTGACCCCGGGAGAGGAATACTCATTCATTGGTTCGAATCCAATAGCCACAGTTACCCTGCCAGTGGTCTAACTGGCTTAATCCATTTACCTGCGGCGGCAGGTCAATAAACACGACCAGGAGGATGTTATGCAGAAACTTATTGACACATTAAAATCATTTGGAATTGAAATCCCGGAAGATAAACAGGCAGATGTGAAGAAAGCACTCTCTGAGCATTACAAGAATGCTAAAGAAGTAGCGAAAACTCTGTCGAAAGTCGAAGGAGAACGCGACAGCTGGAAGGAACGTGCTGAGACAGCAGAAGAAACTCTGAAAGGTTTTGACGGTATCGACCCGGCAAACATTCAGACAGAGCTTGCTGGATGGAAGAAAAAAGCCGAGGATGCAGAGAAAGAATTCAATGCAAAAATCTACGACCGTGATTTCTCAGATGCTCTGAAATCAGCACTCGATGATGTTAAGTTTTCCAGTGAAGCTGCAAAGAAATCTGTTATGGCAGACATCAAGGAAGCAGGCCTCAAACTGAAAGGCGGCAAAATTCTCGGATTAAATGATCTGATTGAGCAGATGAAACAGTCTGACGCATCCGCTTTCGTGGATGAATCTCAGCAGCAGGCTCAGCAGCATCAGGCAAGATTTACAACACATGTTGGGCAGCAGCAGACACCAGGAAGCATGACAAAGAAGGATATTGAAGCAATCAAAGACCCATCCGAAAGGCAGGCTGCAATTGCTCAGAATATCCAGTTATTCCAGTGATTTTTACACCGACTATACACCAGAGTATAGCCGCTAACCCAATACCTTAATAGTTATGGGTAGAAAGGATTTTTTATATGGCAGCAAAAGCTAATCTTATTATGAGTAATGATATTCAGGTCACAGCGCGTGAGATTGACTTTGTAACCAGATTCGAAAGAAACTGGCAGCACTTACGCGATATTCTGGGTATCATGAGACCTATCAAAAAACAGCCGGGTGCTGTACTCAAGTCCAAATACGCAGAGGGTACTTTACAGCGTGGAAATGTTGGTGAGGGTGAGGAAATCCCTTACAGCAAGTTTACCGTAAAAGAAAAGACCTATGCGGAAATGACTATCGAAAAGTACGCAAAGGCTGTATCTATCGAAGCAATCAAGGACCACGGTTATGAGAACGCTGTTCAGATGACTGATGACGAGTTTCTTTTCCAGCTTCAGACTGATGTTACCGGCAGATTCTATGACTATCTGAAAACCGGTACACTTACTTCCACAGAAACAACATTCCAGATGGCTCTGGCAATGGCTAAGGGTCGTGTTGAAAACAAATTTAAACAGATGCACAGAAATGTGACTGGCGTTGTTGGATTTGTCAACATTCTGGACGTATATGAATATCTCGGAGCAGCTGAGATCACTATTCAGAATCAGTTCGGATTCCAGTACATGAAGGACTTTATGGGATTCAATACAATCTTCTTACTGTCCGACAGCGAGATTCCGAGAGGACAGGTTATTGCTACCCCTGTTGAGAACATCGTACTTTACTATGTAGACCCGAACGAGTCTGACTTTGCGAGAGCAGGTCTTGTGTATACCGTATCTGGCGAAACAAACCTGATCGGATTCCATACACAGGGCAACTACCACACAGCAGTATCCGAAGCGTTTGCGGTTATGGGACTTACTCTTTTTGCAGAGTACATTGATGCAATTGCAGTAATTACCATTGACGAAACACCAACGCTCGGCACTCTGACAGTAACATCTGCGGAAGGAACAGCAACTGGTGATACAAAAATCACTGTAAATCCGGCTAAAGAAAACGCTGGCAATGTGTATAAATACAAAGTTGCAGCAGATGCAGTAACTGTTGGATATGGACAGAATCTCAGAAACTGGAGTACTTGGGATGGAAAAGCCGATATCACAGCGGCAACCGGACAGAAGATCACAGTGGTTGAGTGTGATGGAACATACAAAGCGCTGAATGCCGGAAGTGCAAGCGTAACAGCGAAATCATAAATGTAGGAGGTAACTGGCATGGCTTACGCAGATTATGATTTTTATAAAACTTCATACTTCGGCTCTGTTGTGCCAGAAACCGATTTTCCACGACTGGCAGAAAGAGCCAGCGATTTTGTGGACACAATGACATTTGACAGGTTGGTGGACGGGCTGCCGGAAAACGAACGCTCACAGAAGCGTATCAAAAAGGCGGTCTGTTCATTAGCTGAATTAATGTATCAGATTGAGCTTGCTGAAAAGAATGCTGCCAGTGCCGCCGCTAGTGGAGTATCAACCACAATCGGGTCCAGTGGTAGCGCGACAGGCATTGTAACATCTGTATCCTCTGGCAGTGAATCCATTTCCTACGCCACGCCTCAGCAGATTGGAGCGAGTGCAAAGGAATGGAGTGCGGTGTATACCGCCGCTGGGGACGTACAGAAAACGAACGACTTACTTCTTAAGACGGCTTTACCGCTTCTGATGGGAGTGAGGACGGATGATGGGATACCAATATTGTATGCAGGAGTGTGATAGAAATGATGGAATTAAAACAGACCGTTGAAATGATGAATAGTGCAGATTACAAGGAACGCTTTAAGGCAGAGTATATGCAGGTGGTTATTCGATATAAGAAACTTGCGAATATGCTTGAAAAATGGGATAAAGGTGAACTCCCATTTACTCCTACTTGTCCGAGAAGCACTTATAATATGCAGGTAAGAGCAATGACTGATTATATTGCTGTTCTGGAAGCAAGGGCAGTTATGGAAAAAGTTGATTTGGAGGTATGATTATGGACATTTCAACACTTGGCTCATGCATCGCAATCGTTATGATTTGCTACATCGTAGGAATGGGCTGTAAAGCATCAAAAAGAATCTCTGATGAATGGATTCCAGTGATCATGGCGGTTATTGGTGGCATTCTCGGAGCTGTCGGGATGGGAGTTATCCCGGACTTCCCGGCAACGGATTATATCACAGCGGTTGCGGTCGGTATGTTTAACGGATTATCGGCTACTGGCGTGAATCAGATTATTAAGCAGACAACGCAGAAAGAATAATATTAAGGAGAGGGTATCATGTACGAAAAAACGGTGACGATTTTTGACTATTACGAATCAGCCACGACAGGAGATGCGTACTGGTATCCTCACGTGCTATCCGGCGTTGATCTCATTACGGACAAGGGAGCAATCCTTAAAAAGTACGGACCAGACGCAACTGACAACGCACAGTTGCACGTTCGTTATGCTGTTCAGAACGGTGATATAACCATTACCGATAAAGATGGCAAGATTCTCCCATGGGTGCCTTCGAAGGAGTGGAAAAGGCAGATTAACAATGCTCTGGAAGATACTATCACATTCTCGGACGAGTCGTTCTTCTGGGAGGGTGAGTGGACTGGCGGAACGGTAACTGACAGTGATTATCGAAATGGATTCTACCAGTACATGAACGAGAACAAGGATAACGTATTTAAGATCACCAGTGTTGGCGGTCCGTATACACTGATTCCACATTTTGAAATATTAGGAAAGTAGGATGCAATATGGCGGATAAACCGATCGGCAAGGACGCAGAGGGGTATGAGATTCTGACAGAAGCCATGAAAGCTTTGCTGAATCAGTATCCTGGACTGTATGAAAACGAAACAATCAAATACGAGGAACTGGGAACCGATAGCGGTATCTCATTCTTTGCGGATACAGGAGCATTAATCTATTCAGAAAAAGAGGATGTATGCGGAATAATGCACCAGGTGTGCCAGTATCCGTTTATCATGGTTTACCGTACAGCTTCCGAAAAGGAGCGCCAGAAGCTATCTGTTCAGAAGTTTCTGGACAACCTTGGCAAGTGGATTTGCCGGGAACCAGTCACAGTAGATGGCACTGAGACGCGCTTATCCGCTTTTCCAGAGCTTTCCAGAGGACGAGTGATAAAACGCATCATTCGCGATAATTCCTACGGAACAGAGCCGCAGGAGAACGGCGTACAGGACTGGTTGCTTCCAATCACAGTAAAATACGAATATGACTGGGAAAAATGGTGATTACATCACTTAAATATAACAACTAACCGGCTATCAATCGGAGATAGTCGCTAACCTACACAGCCTTTAAGAGTTATAGGCAGAAAGGACATTTCTATGGCAGTTACAGGCAAGATTGACCGTAAATATATGGCTCATTACATTGATGCCGGTTCTCTTTGCGGAGGACTGACACCGAAATATGAGCGTCTTGGAAAAGATCTGGAAGAGTACAATGTCGAACTCAATCCAGACACTGAAACATCTAAGAACATTCTCGGAGAATCCACATTCAAACACAATGGCTATGAAGTTTCTTCTGATGCTGATCCGTTCTATGCAGACACTACTTCCGATCTGTTCACAGCATTACAGAAGATTGTAGATGGACGTCTCAAAGACGACAACCTCAAAACAAAAGCAGTCGAGGTTCATCTCTGGACAGAAGCTACGGCAGGCAAGTATGAAGCATACCAGCAGGACTGCTACGTTGTACCGACTTCCTATGGCGGTGATACATCCGGCTATCAGATTCCGTTTACTGTGAACTACGTTGGTGAGCGTGTAAAAGGAAAATTTGATATCAGTTCCGGTACATTCACAGCTGACAGCGAATAAGCACATACGCAAGGAGGATATGCTAAATGGCAAAAGTAATTAATACCAAAATTGATGATGGAATTCTCATTTTCACATTCACAAATAACAAAGATGAAGTTTTTTCTTCTTTCAAACTGAATCCGACTGATATCAATGTAGCAGCACGTGCAGAGGAGCTGACAGAATATTTTGAACAATTCAAAGATTCTATTCAGAAAGTTACTTCCGGAAAAGAAATGGCAGAGTTAAACAAACAACTCGAAGATAAGATCAACTATCTGCTTGGCTACGAAGCATCAAAAGACCTGTTTAAAGAGCCAATTACAGCAACTACCGTATTTGGAAACGGACAGGTATTTGCTTACATCGTTCTGGATAAAATCGCAGATGCAATCGCACCGGAAATTGAAAAGAGAAAAAAGAAAATGCAAGCAGCAGTCGATAAGTATACGGAGAAATATACAAAATGACCGCCTATGAGCTTCCCACCTCACTAAACATAAGTGGGGTGGATTTTTCTATCAGAACGGATTTTCGAGCAATCATTGATATTCTAATTGCCATGAACGACCCGGAATTAGACGAGCAGGCAAAAGCAGTTGTTATGTTGCAGATTCTGTTTGAGGACTGGCAGAGCATACCCCCGGAACATCTCGCAGAAGCTTGCCAGAAAGCTTGCGAGTTTATCGACTGTGGACAGGCTGATGATAATCCAAACCACCCAAAGCCCCGTTTAATGGACTGGAAACAGGACGGAGACATGATCGTTCCGGCAGTAAACAAGGTTGCTGGAAAAGAAATCAGGTCCGTTCCGTATATGCATTGGTGGACGTTCTTCGGATACTTCATGGAATCCGGTGAATGCCTGTTCAACACGGTCGTTGGAATCCGTTCAAAAAAAGCAAAGGGTGAAAAACTCGATAAATGGGAAAAGAAATTCTATCAGGAAAACAAAAATATTATTGACATAAAAACACGTCTCAGCGACGAGGAGCAAGCGTATAAAGATGCGCTGAATGAGATGTTGAACCTCAAATAGTTAGGAGGTGGACACATGGCTGCTGATGGCTCAGTCATTATTGATACCAGAATGGACACGTCAGGCGTCCAAAATGGGGTATCAGCTATAAAACAGTCATTTAACGGCCTTGGGAGTGCTGTAAAAAAAATTGGTCTACTGATTGGTGGAGCGTTTGCTGTTGGCAAATTGGTGCAGTTCGGGAAAGAGTGCGTGGAACTTGGGTCCGACCTCGCAGAAGTTCAGAACGTGGTCGATGTTACATTTACCACCATGTCCGACAAGGTGAACGAATTCGCAAAGAATGCCATGACCTCTGCCGGACTATCGGAGACTATGGCAAAGCGGTATGTTGGTACATTCGGAGCAATGTCGAAGTCGTTCGGATTCTCAGAAGCACAGGCTTATGATATGTCAACAGCTCTGACACAGCTAACTGGTGATGTGGCATCATTTTATAATATCAGTCAGGATCTGGCGTATATCAAACTGAAATCCGTATTCACTGGCGAAACCGAGACATTAAAAGATTTGGGTGTTGTTATGACACAAAGCGCACTAGACCAGTACGCACTGGCAAACGGCTATGGAAAAACCACATCCGCCATGACCGAGCAGGAGAAAGTAGCTCTGCGTCTGGCTTTTGTGCAGAAACAATTATCGGCTGCATCTGGTGATTTCATCCGAACATCTGACTCATGGGCGAACCAAGTACGAGTAATGCAGTTGCAGTTGCAGTCTCTCAAGGCAACAGTCGGACAGGGATTGATTAATATTTTCACACCTGTTCTGAAAATAATCAATATTTTACTTGGTAAACTGGCAACTCTGGCGAATGCTTTCAAAAGCTTCACAGAGCTTATCACTGGAAAGAAATCTTCTGGTCAGATAAGTGGAAGTGGAGCAGGGCTTGCCGGAGCAGGCGCGATCGCAGATACAGCGGACCAGTATGGACAGGCTGCGGATAATGCAGAGAAATTGGCGGATGCCAATAAAGATAATGCAACAGCCACGAAAAAAGCAAATAAAGAAACAAAAAATTATCTTTCTTCATTGGACGAAATACACAAAGCCACATCTACAGGTAGCAACTCATTGTCCACGCTATCTCCATCTGGCGGAAGTGGTGGAGCGTCTGGAGGATTATCTGGAGCAGTAAACAATGTGGATTATGGCAGTTTAGCAGAGGGAGAGACAAAACTTGATAAAATCAGCGATTCTGCTAAGAAGCTTGCAGATACGCTAAAAAAACTTTGGGAGCCATTTCAAGAAGCTTGGAAAAAAGAGGGAAAAGCCACTATAACGGCGGCGAAGACGGCATTTTCGAGTTTGGGAAGTTTAATTGCAAGTATTGGAAGCAGTTTCGCCACAGTATGGACGAATGGAAGCGGTGAAAAGTCATTAACTACGACTTTAAAGATTGCGCAGAATCTATTCAATACTATTGGAAATTTGGCACAGGCATTTAAAACTGCGTGGGAATATGCTGGAACTGGGACAAGTATTATTCAAAATATATTTGATATTGGAAATAGCATTCTAGGAACTATTGAAAGAATAACAGGTGCGACAGCAGATTGGGCTAAAACCCTTGATTTTACACCACTATTAACATCAATCAATACGCTCCTACAAAATTTACAGCCACTAACAGATAACATAGGAACCGGGCTTGAATGGTTCTGGAATAACGTTCTTTTGCCAATTGGATCCTGGACAATCCAAGATGCAGTGCCGACATTTCTACAAATGCTATCAAGTGGGATTACTGTTGTAAATTCAGTTATTGAAGCTCTTCAACCTTTGGGTGGCTGGCTATGGGACAATTTTTTGCAGCCATTAGGCCAGTGGACGGGTGATCTCGTCATTACTGCCATGCAGACTTTATCTGATTTACTGGATAGGTTTAGCACATGGATCCAGAACAATCAAGAACTTGTTCAGAACGTTACAATTGTGATTGGTAGTTTTTTCGCAGCGTTTGAACTTCACAGCATTATTAGCGGTGCAGTGACAGCGGTAACGAATTTTGTTGGACTGATTACTGGAGGCGGTGGATTGCTAGGGGCACTAAGTTCTGTTGTTGCTGCCCTAGGTGGTCCTGTAACAATTGCAATTGGTGCGGTAATTGCCGCTGGAGTGCTTCTGTGGCGAAATTGGGACAGTGTAAAAGAAGCTGCCAGTAAATTAAAAAAATGGGTTGTTGACAAAACAGTAGCACTGAAAAATGAGGCAGTGGAAGCATTCGAAAAGCTAAAAACAAATGCTGGAAATGCTCTTAAAGCGCTTCGCGATGACGTAAAACAAAAATGGGAAACGATTAAGTCTAAATTTTCATCTTTTTCGACTTGGTTGAGTGGTGTCTTTAATACGGATTGGACGGAGCAATTCGGTATATTTGGCGGCGTTTTAAACGGATTTTTCAAATCTGCAAAGGATGTGATTAAAGATGTTAAAGAAATATTTAAAGGGTTAAATACATTTGTCAGCGGCGTTTTTTCGGGGGACTGGTCTCAAGCCTGGGAAGGTATAAAAACTATTTTTTCAAACGTATTTAGTGGGTTGGCAGACATTGCAAAAACTCCAATTAATGCAATAATAGGAGGATTTAATAGTGTTCTGGGAGTTGTAAATGGACTAATTAGCAAACTCAACAACCTTAAATTTAGAATAACAGTGCCAAACTGGATTCCCGGAATCGGAGGCTCCTGGTGGGGCTTTAACGGCTTTAGCATTCCAACAATAGGGACGATTCCAATGCTTGCAAGCGGTGCGGTTATCCCACCTAGATCAGAGTTTCTGGCAGTGCTTGGAGATCAGAAGAACGGTCGCAACCTGGAAGCCCCAGAAGGCGTTATCCGAGAAATTATTGATGATGCATTTGCAAGGCATCAACAGGGCAGCAGTGGTAACTTCCGATTTACAGCGCAGTTGAACCGCAGAACGATATTTGATGAGATGATTGACGAAGCAAAGTTAAGACGTGATGCAAGCGGTACAAATCCGTTTGAACTGGCATAGGGGGTGAGAATGTGGCATTTTCAATAAGTAAATCAATAACTGATAGATATAAAATAAATGGGCTTATCATCCCTCAGCCAGATGAGGACATGCAGTGCAACTTTGAGACCACCTATTCGGAAGGAAGCAACCGCACACAGTATGGAAGAGCAATAATAGTACCACTTTATACAGTTATGCAATATAGCTATAAAGCCACAAATGTTCGCGTTGATGAGAAATCAGCTAATCTCGTAAATGCAATCATTAAAGGAGAGCCGTTTATGTTGTATCACTGGTTAGCACACAAAAACGAATGGCGTTCAGAACAGTTTTATGTTGGGAAAATGCACTATAATATAGCTCAAGTAGGAGAATATTATTCTGAAATATCATTCAATATGCAGGGGGTGAATCCACTTGATTAATGCATCAAACATTTTCAAAGAAAAATTGCAGGATGGCGAGCAAGTAATTGAAATCGTGGAGATCACCTTTGCCGACGGAACAACAAAGACACTTGAAAACGAGATTGTGATCGGCAACAATGACTTTTCCGATTGTGCGGAGAGTAGCAGCTTCCCGGTCGGCGCTACAGTCTGCAAAACGATGAAACTTGAACTGGACAACACAGAGGATCAGTGGAAAAATTATAATTTCTATCAAGCTAAAGTGCATGCATATTTGAAGCTTCAGACTTCTGTTGCAGAATCAGCTAGTGAATCAATCTGGATGGATGATTTTTACGAGCCAATTCTTGATATTGATGGAAACAGCATAGTCCTTTCCAGAGCCGCATCGGAAGACCGATACGAGACGATTGACAAGGGTATCTATACAATTACCACCCCAGAGCAATACGGTGAAATATTGAGCTTTACGGCGCTGGATGACATGTATAAAACCAATGCTAAATATTATAGCGCTCTGACGCTTCCACAGCCGATTATGGCGCTGGTAAGAGACGCTTGCGAGAGTTTGAATATCCCTATGGGGTTTTCCTCTATGGCACATGGAAATGTAATTGTCACAGCGCTCCCAGATAATATGACATTCCGTCAATTGATCGGTTGGGCGGCAATGTTGGAGACAGCAAACGCCAGGATTGACAATAGAGGGTATTTGCAATTTATTAAGTGGAATTTTGGAGCTGTCGAAAACGGCTCCTTGGTTCCAATTAAACTAGAGGATTACGTGAATAGCCCAACTCTTTCCAGTGATGATATTGTAATTACTGGTATCAGAGTAAAAAACAAAGAATCGGAATCCCTGTTTGGAACTACTGGATATGTGTTGGAGTTAGAAAACAATCTTCTGTCTGACAGTGACCTCGGAACTGTAGCAGCATGGATTGGCGGTAATCTGGTCGGGGCCAGATTCCGAAATCTGCAAGGGGATCTGATTTATAATCCTCTGTTAGAGTTTGGCGACATGGCATACAGTTTTGACCGAAACGGCAATAAATATCTCACACCTATTACCAATGTATCATCTCCGTTAAATGGCATTACCACTGTAAAAACGCAGGCAGATGATCCCATCCGAAATAGCAGCACATATATGTCGGAAGCTACAAAAGCACTGGTAGAAGCTAGACAACTTGTTAAGGATGAACGCACAGAGCGCGAAAAAGCCGTTGAAAGGCTAGCAAATACGCTTAAGGAGTCTGGCGGGCTTTATATGACAGAAGATCCACAGGACGACGGTAGTGTAATCTATTATATGCACAATAAGCCGACTCTGGAAGAATCAGATATTGTATGGAAGCTCACGGCGGAAGCCATTGGAATTTCTACAGATGGTGGAAAAACCTATCCTTATGGATTTACTGTTACAGGAGAAATGATTACAAGACTGCTATACGCTGAGGGAATCAATGCAAGTTATATTAATGCCGGCGCGTTAGTCGTTCGTGACACAAACGGAAAGATTATTTTCTCAGCCGATATTGATAATAACCAGATTGTAATTGACGGAGCATCTGTGCGAATCGGTGCATCACCTTTGGACGGACTGTTAAACAGTATGCAAGGTCAGATTGACGGAAATATCAATACCTGGACCGGGACTCCTGCACCTACACTTAGCAATTACCCGGCAAACGAGTGGCTAACTGATACAGAAATGAGTAAGCATGTAGGTGATCTGTATTATGATGGAGACAGCCATGCTTACAGATTCCGCAATGATGGAAAAGGGTATTACTGGGAAAGATTAAAAGATACGGACGTAACAAAAGCATTACAGGATTCCGAGGATGCTTTAGCGGCAGCTAAATCCGCGCAGGAAGCGGCAGCTCTTGCAAAGAATATGACATTGCAGTTGAGCAACGAATACCAGGGCATTTCTGTTGATTCTGACGGAAATTACGGAACATTTCCCGGCAATGTGAGTACGCAGGCAGTCGTGATGTACGGAACGCAGGATATTACATCTGATTGTAAATTTACAATTATCAAATCAGATAGCGTAACAGGATCCTGGAATAATGTGACCAAGACATACACAGTAACAGCATTATCCACTGACGATGGATGGGTAGACATCAAAGCAACATATATCAGTGTTTTATCAGTAGTTAAAAGATTTTCTCTGGCTAAAATTTATGCTGGGAAAAATGGTACAAATGGTGTTGACGGTCTACAGGGACCAAAAGGAGACCAAGGCATACCGGGACCACAAGGAGAACAAGGTATTCAAGGCCCACAAGGACCGATAGGAGAACAAGGAATTCCTGGAACTCCCGGGGCGGATGGTAAAACGCCGTATTTGCATATTAGATATGCTCCGGTAGAAAATCCAACATCTGGACAGATGACAAAGACACCAGATATTTATATTGGTACTTACACAGATTATTTACAGGATGACAGCACGGATCCAGCTTCCTATACCTGGGCGAAATTTCGCGGGGATGATGGACAGCCCGGAAAGAATGGATATACCTGGATTAAATACGCTTCTATGCCAAACGGCGAAGATATGTCAGATAACCCAGATACTGTTCCATGGATTGATACAGATGGGAATACAATATGTGATACTGTAGGAAATCCAATCTATCTTGAGCCAGAATATGTTGCGTATATCGGAATTGCAAATAATAAGGAAACTCCAACGGAAAGTGATGATCCGGCTGATTATACATGGACCCGATACAAAGGCGCTGATGGGGAAAACGGTTCTGATGGCAAGGATGGAGCAGACGGAAAAGATGGAAAAACAAGTTATACACACATTGCTTATGCGAATTCTGCAGATGGAAAAACAGATTTCTCTGTGTCGGACAGTAATCGTGAGTATATCGGTATGTATGCGGATTTTACCGAGCAAGATAGTACTAATCCAGATGATTACGCGTGGACACTTGTAAAAGGCGCGAATGGCGCACAAGGCATCCCTGGAAAAGCAGGTGCGGACGGAAAGACGCCATATTTCCACATAGCTTATGCGAATAGTGCTGACGGAAAAACTGGCTTTGATGTAGTTGTCAGTGCCGGAAAGCAGTATATTGGCCAATATACTGATTACGACACGCCGGATGATTCCATTGACCCGACAAAATATAGCTGGACGAAGATAAAAGGTGAACAGGGCGATAAAGGAGAACAAGGTGTACCTGGCAGGACATATTTTATCGAGCTTTCATCTAATATCCTAAAACGAGGTCAGAATGACAAGGTTGTACCAAGTACAATTACGGCAAAAGCTTATTATCGAGATGGTGACAGTGCTACAAGAACGGCATATTCCGGTAGATGGTATGTGCAGACTTCCATGGATGGCTCTACATTTACAAACGTATTGGTTTCAACTGTAAATGAGCCGAGTAAAAGTTATACTGTTAGCTCACTGGATAGAAGCATTGTGTCTGTTAGATTTATCCTGTATGCAGCAGATGGAACTACAAATCAGCTGGATATGCAATCTGTCCCTGTGGTGATAGATGTGGACGCACTTACCCATGAAGAGATATTTAATCTTCTTACAAATAATGGTTCCATGAAAGGAATTTATAAAGAGGGCAACCAGTTATATATTTCGTTCACTTATGCGAAGGGCGGAACGTTAAAGCTTGGCGGTCCGAATAATGGATATGGCACCTTTGAGGTGTATGACGCGAATGGAAATATAATAGCCCAAATAGATAACTCGGTTGGGTTTAAAAACTTCAAGGGAAAAGAGTGGTTCCAGATAAATGAGTCTGTAGCTACAGCTGGTTACGATTCCTCCCTTGTTCATGGACTTCTTGATTTATCCGCGCAATACTCTGATGGATATTGGACTGTTTTGGAGAGCAAACAAGCTGGTCTTCTTTTAAAAACTGTATCTAGAATGAAAGTGGAGACGACTGGAAGCAGCTCTTTGACTCTCAATGTGCCAGAAATGCCTAAGCTTATAACCGGTAGTAACTTGGGGAAAAATAATAATGGAGATGTCGGAACAATTGCGTCATCCTCTATGCATTATAAAGTACTCGGGAAAACCGTAAAAGAAGACGAACTGGAAGACCTCTATAAAGTCAAGGTAATCTGGGCGAAGTACAAAGACGGATACCTTATGGAACAAGACGAACGGTGCGGTAAAGAAATGCCAATGTTTATCGCGGAGGATATTGACCGAAGATTTCCAATCGCTGTCGATCATAACGAAAAAGGACATGCTGAAAACTGGAACTATCGTATTATGATTCCCTGCATGTTCGCAATGCTAAAAAACGAGCATGAAAAAGTTAAAAATCTACAATCCGAGCTTGATTCCGTGAGAGCGGAATTGAATGAATTAAAGCAACTTATCAAACAACGTATTTTAATGGAGGTATAAGACTATGGCTAATAATACTTGGAAAAATTACACGCAGAAAAGTACAGCTTTATCGGATAATGATGAAGTTATGCTGTTGGATTCCACTGACGAAAAGAACAAACGCGGACTAATGAGCAAGTTTTGGGATTATGTCGTGGATAAAATGTCAACGGCTGTTATCAGTAAATTGGAAACCGAAAATAAAACAGTTATCGGGGCAATTAACTATTTATATGGCAAGTCATCTTTTATATCGAAAATAAAAGATGCGAATATTCAAGTTGTTAATGAATACGTATATACAGGATTGTCGTTTACAGTCCCGAAAAACACCTTATTTATCTTTACAGCAAAAGCATTTTATGAGAAGTCAGAGCCGCTTGGAATCTCAATTGTAAATTCAGATTCCGATTATTCAAAAGCTACAATAATTGAAAACAACGAAAAATATCCGGCAATACTAACGTACATATGTGGTAAAGAATCTAAGGATATTACTTACTATATTTGGGCAAAATACAAGTCTACAGGTTCTAACAAAATCGTCATATATGGGCTTCAAATGAAATAATTATTTCAAATCAACGCCGCCAATACTAATCATAAGTACAGTTGACCAATTTGGAACTGGAAAACTTATTGTTTTTTTTAGATCTATCAACAATAACATCAATATCTCCGCCACCAAGTTTATTGATAGAAAAAATATTATCAGAATTGATTCTCATTTAAATAGTTAGCGAAAAATAAATAAAATCGCAAAAACTCTATTCGCAAAAGATAATACATGATGTAATCAATATATCACAACAACAAAAAGGGAGTTGGACTCCTGCCTACCAAACAAAAAGTCCAACTCCAATCACCACAAAGGGTACAGCTATATTATATAAAAATGTGGGGCTGAAATTCACAATTGCTTGTTATATCATGTACTTATCAATATGAAAGGAATGATATAATGAGCAAATTACAGGAATTTTTAAACCTTGGTGATTATTACGCATCCAACGGCGGGTACCTTGAAAAGAAAAGTAATGCCTATCTGGATGATTTTAAGAAAAATGCAGGATATAACAATTACACTAAATTTGCAAGAGATGTAAATAGTTGGGGGCAGCCAGGATGCCAGGGACAGCCGTGGTGCGCGGAATTTCAGTTCTGGAAGTTGGTAAAAGTAATTGGAATCACAAATGCCCTCAAAATCATGGGTGGTGGTTTTTATAACTGTCAGAGCGTAAAAAACTGGTCGAAAAAACAGGGCACATGGCATACCACTCCAAAACTTGGCGCACTTCCGATTTTCCGAAATGGCTCCCATATTGGAGATGTACAGAGCTTAACCAGCTCCAAAATTAATACCAACGAGGGAAATACTTCTAGTGTAGCTGGCGTGGTGGCAAATGGCGGAGCGGTTCGCAATAAGTCCTATTCCATCAACGATCCAGCAATCGACGGATATGTTTGGATTGATTGGGAATCCTATGAAGATACTGCCACATGGAAAAAGACAGGAACTAGAATAGCGACTGTGAACGATTTATACGTCCGTGAGACACCGAATGGATATGTAATGGGTTCTATTGATAAAGATACTGTTGTTGATATTGATGGAAAAGTAAGTGGAAAATGGACGCATGTTAAAGTTTCTGGAATTGGTATTGGTTGGATTTGGACTGGATATCTGGCAAAGGAGGGTGGCCCCGCATCCGCTACTATTACAGGAAAACAGGATAAGACACAGGTGCTTTTCAAGGGGAATGTAACCGCCACTGTGCTTAATGTGCGTACATGGGCTGGGACTGAGTACCCGAACATCAAAAAATACCCAAAGCTCAACCAGGGAAATGAAGTGGAAGTAATGAATTTTACCCAGAAAGATAAAAACGGTAGTAAGTGGTATTATATCCGTATTGCAGGAAAGTATTATGGCTTTGTATCTGCAAAATATATTAAGAAGCAGTAAAAATATCCCGGGGAATTACCCCCGGGAATTTCTTTTTTTAATTACCGACAACATCAATGAGCCAGTTCGTCAGTACATAGAAGATATCATTAATTATTCTTCTGGATTTTCGGGAAAATGTCGAGCTGAAAACCAATCTCGTTGCCTTTTCCATAAGCGTTTTTGGTATCTTTTGAGTAAGTAACCTTTTCGATTAAACTCTTAAGCATTTTATTTTTCGATTCTGTATCAAGGCTCCAATAGTTATCAAGCAGTTCTTCGCAACGAGGAATAAAATCTGATTGTTGCTTTATAATATTCTGCTCATGTTTGATTTCTTCTTTTAATTTTTCTATAGTATCGGAGCATGACTGGATAGATGCGGCTATTGTTTTGGCACGTTCAAGAAAAACCTCTGTGGTATAGATGCCCTGTTCGAGTAGGTCATATTGTTTTGCTTTTTGGGCGTTTAAGCTTTCCAGCTCGTTTTCTTTTTCGTGTATAAGATTCTGCTTAGAAGTTATTCCGCAATCAATAGCCTTTGAAGATATATTAATATCATTGTTTAACTTATATTCCTCCACAATCTCCCTAATTCCATCAATCACAGATTTTTCAACCAGAGACAATTTGCTACTTACTGTGGGGCAAGACGTATATGGACACATGAGGGTATCTTCCTGGCTGCTTTTCTGATAGGGGCGGCGAACCATGGCGCGACCACATTTGCTGCAATAGACAATTCCGGAAAGCGGGTTGCGGATTGAGTTTTTTATACTGATTGGGCGAGGTGGGTTCTTTTTTCGAATTTCCCGTACGGAGTTAAACAGGTCCTCCGATATAATAGCTGGATGCAATCCCTCGCAGATAAGAGTATCTTTTGATCGAGGGCGTGTCTTAATTACTTGACCATTCTGTATAGTCTTCACTGTTTTTCTCCCATTCCATCGTATTTTTCCGATGTATACCGGATTTGTCAGAATTCCCTGTATACTGGCAGGAGTCCAGTCACCGCCCAGTGCAGATTCTATTCCCATTTCATTTAATTTCCGTGCAATCTTCGCAACTCCGATTTGTTCGCAGCCATCACCGGCATACCAGGTGTAGATCATTTTTACAATCTCAGCCTGAGCCGGAACAGGTTGGAGAGTATAGCCTTTTTCTTTTTCAAGTTTTACTCTTTCGTATCCGTAAGGTGGTTTGTTACCACAGTATTTCCCTTCTTTTACTGATGAAATCCTTCCGGCGTTCAGTCGGCGCTTGATAGTCTTATATTCACGTCTGGACATAAAAAGCCCAAACTCAAAATACTCTTCATCGAATTCGTTGTTTGGATCATATATTTTTGTGGGGGTAATAATTTTCGTGTCAGAATACTGGAAAGCCCTTGATACAATGCCTTGGTCGATTGTGTCACCTCTGGCAAGACGCTCTACTTCGACAACCAAAACACCGTCCCACATGCCGGATTCTACTTCGTGAAGGAGTTGCTGCATGACAGGACGGTCGGCAATAGTTTCTCCGGATACCACTTCGCGGTAAATTGCGCCCACAATGTACTCTTTTTTCTTTGCAATATCTAACAGGATCCGTTCATGTCTGGCAAGAGTTTCACCCTCTCCGTGTGCTTCAGCTTCCCGATCGGCTCTGGATTTCCTTAGATAGATGCATACTGATTCATTCATTTTATCATTCTCCTTTTTTTACTTGTGTGATAATCCAGGAGATGATATAATTATGGTGTAGGTAAGATTTTCTCCGAGATTATCTTATTTATTAAACCGGTTCCTGTTGGTCGCAGGAGTCGGTTTTTTGTGTAAAAATATAATAACATGTAACAAAACATAAGTAAATATAAAAGCTTTCAGCAAAAATCCATCTATCTTTTTCCTAACTGCAATAGTATAATATAATCAAAACAAAGGGAGGAAAGCTAACATGAAAAAGATAAAAAAATGTTTACTATTAATTATGCTTCTGGCTGGAATCAGCGTAGCAGCTCCTGTATATGCATCCAGGATCAATGTATCAATGGGAACTACAGAAGAGGGGGATTTTGTAACAAACAATGACATCATGGAGTATAGTGGAAGAGCTGTCGCGAGAAACATGTATATTGGGGATAATGCCACTTATACATTTTACGGTGATTTAACTGTTAAGGGCAATTTGTATATTCTCGGAAGTTTTTATAATTATGGAACAATTAATGTATCTGGTAATGTTTATTGCCGTAACTATTACAATAATAATGTTCTGGAAAAAAGAGCATCACATATGGTTGATGGACAAATTGTATATTATCCAAGAGGAAATTTTTATAATAAAGGAATTGTGCATTCTAAAAGTGTCGAGGTTGCTGATCTGTACGATGTAAAAGTTCCAGTACCTACTGTAAGCGGATGCACAATCGGGCAGCATGAGCCGGGACCAGCTGCAACATGTACCACGCCACAGAAATGTACGGAATGTGGGAAAGTTCTAACAGCCGCACTAGGACATAAGCCAGGAATAAAAGCAACATGTACAAAACCTCAAAAGTGTACGGTGTGTGGAGCTATTCTTGTTAAGAGCGGAGATCACACTCCTGGAACAGAAGCAACCTGTACAGAATCACAGAAATGCATTGAATGTGGACAGGTCTTAGCGCAAGCATTAGGGCATAAATGGAGTGATTGGGAAACTGAAAAAACAGCAACCGTAATGTCCAGATTAGAGATGGCCAGGTATTGTTTACGGTGCGGATCAAGAGAAGTTAAGTACGGAGACACTTTAACACCAACAGGAGACGTTAATTATAAAAGTGTTATTCTGCAAAAAGGGAAAAATACATCCGCTGTAAAAATTACTGGTATGGCAAAAGGAGATTATTTAAAAACGGTTATTCCTAAAAATAAAAAGCTCGTAAAAATCAGCAACATCAAACAGGATGGAACATTTAAAATAACAGCTCTGAAGAAAACAGGAAAGACTACTCTCACAGCAACACTAGCAAGCGGATTTACTGTAAATATCAATCTTACCGTACAGAGTAAGGCGGTAAAAACTACTAAATTGATGGTAAATAAAACAGTGGTTAATCTGGTAAAAGGAAAAAGTTTTACTTTAAAGGCAAGTAAGACTCCATTTAATGCAGCTGATAAGATTAGTTTCAAATCATCTAATAAAAAGATTGCAACTGTAAATAAAAAAGGCAAAGTAGTTGCTAAAAAGAAAGGAACGGCTTACATCACTGTAAAAGCTGGGAAAATCAGTAAAAAAGTAAAAGTCGTTGTAAAAAATAAATCTTATAACAATAGTGATTTTATATCTTAAAAAAAATGGAACTGGGGACTTAGCTCCTCAGTTCTTTTTTGGTTGGGAAATGTAGAATTTTCTCGATTTTCGTCAAATACAGCATTAATGTAAGAAAATTTGTGCAAGATTGAGATATTGTATAATTGTTATATTGAGAGTATAATATAAACTAATTTTGGAGGGATTTTATGAAAGGAATAAAAAAGCTTGTTATATTTTTTCTGTTTGGGATAATGCTCACATTTCTTGTTCATGCGCCGCTGTGCGAGAGCATTGATCTGACAGATTCTGAAGTGATTATTAAGGCAAGTGCCAACAATCAATATGTGATACATAATTATACACAGGCGGTTGTATCTGAAGCAGAGCGGCAGCCATTTGTTGTGAAGAAAAGCAACAATATTTCTGCGGAATGCAAATGCCATTTCTTTTTTAATCGTTCAAGGCAAAAGGAGGGCGTACTGTTTAAGCAGAGGGCGAGAAGCATGATCGATCCAGTCCGTTCTATATCGCTAAAAAGAGGGTATAATGAAATAAAAGAGAACAAATGTTCTTGATTGCGCGATATTGGGAGGGACGGAAAATGGATTACAAGAAGGAAATTATTGAAATGATACAGAAAATACATAGTGAATCAATGATAAAATTTATTTACGGGTGCGTAAAAAGGGCTTATAAGGAAGAAAGGGCAGGAAAATAATTCCTACCCTTGCACACTAGAAAATAAACTTCTCAAAAAAATCACATAACAAATCTTTTTTGTCGGGCGGCAGATTATCGTATTCAAGAATAATCTTTTTGAAACGAGGATCTGACTGCTCGATTTTTGTTACTACGTTTCCAAATTCAATATCTGGATCTTGCTTTTCCTTTAAATCTGTTAAGTCTGTCATTCCAATTCGGAAATAATCCGCCAAAGCTCTGATTTTTCCAGTCCCTGGCATTGAGTTGCCCTTACACCACATATTAAAAGTGGATGGATTTGTTCCGACTGCTTCTGCAACTTCTTTTTGTTGCTTTCCGCTTAGTGAAATGTACTTGTTTAGATTGTTTGAGAAGATTCTTTTCTGTTCTTCAGTTGTCATGGTTCTTTTCCTCCTTACATTTTGTATTGTACATCATATTTATAATAAATTCAATAGCAAATTCAATTATTTTGAATTTTGGTGTTGACAATTCAATTAAACTGAATTATAATGAACCCAGAAGTTAAGAAAGGAGATGAGTAAATGCCAAAGATTTCATTGGAAGCGGTTCGTGTGAACGCTGGGTACAATCAGAAAGAATGGGCTGAAATGTTCGGTATTTCCAATACTACTGTCGTTAATTGGGAAAAAGGAAAGACAGAACCGACATTATCACAGCTTAGAAAAATGAGTGAACTTTCCGGTATTCCTATGGATTTTATTTTTGTACCAAATAAATTCAATTAGATTGAATTTTTGAAAGGGGAAGTGTATAGTTGAAGCGTAAAGTATATGTCATGGATTGTGGTGATTTCGTAAAAATCGGCGTATCTGGAAATGTCGAACAGAGGGCAACACAGATTCCATACAAAGTAAATCGAATCTTTTCAACAAACGAAATTGAAAATGCTTTCAAATTAGAGCATGAAATGCACATGATGTTTTGCGAAGACAGGGTTCCGAATGCACTTGGAAGAGAATATTTTAATATTTCTTTCGACATTGCTGTTTCTGAATTAAAGAAAAGAGCTGATGAGCAGAAAACTATGGAGCTTGTAAATCCAATACCTAAAAAACCACTTTCTATCAGTGAAAAGCAGAAAGTTATCTTTAAATTGATTCCATTACTTAAATATATTGATGATTTTGACCTCGGATATATGCTCGGTGTGGCAGAGGAGAAAAGTAAACAGAAAAGTGTGAAGAATCTGAATATGATTTCCTGCAAGATGGACTTTCTGCTTTGTTAGACCTTGATGAAACCGATTTAATGATGTCTTTAACCTACGCAATTGCATTAAGAGACAAGGAAAAGAGAGGCCAGAAATGACCGTCCACCGGAACCGCCCCACCGGTGCTGACGAGGCAGGGCAGATGGAGGTGACAACAAATGTTCCACAGAACACCGTCAAAATATGACAGCATGACAAAATGGGAAATTCTGGATTCCATAAACAGTGACCCTCATTATTCACGTGGGAAAATGGCTAGACAAGCACACAGAGCATTGCGAAAGTATGGTGACGGATTACCAATCATTTACAGATATCCGAATTTCCCCTATTTGTTATCTGCATTTGCTGGAGGATTCTCAGCTGTGACCGTATTCATTTTGTTTTCGTCAATGTAAACATTGATTACCTGTCCTGATTTGTACAGTGCAAATAAGCTGATTACTATGGCAACAATGGACAGGACAACAGGGATATACCACCGTCTGCGGTCTCTTACATAAGAATCATAAAAAGCTTTTCCGGCTGACTGAATGCAGACAATGGTTGGTGCGATTCTAGAATCGGTATCTTCTTTACTGTATTTAATGAACCCGCGTTTCCCAAGATATTCTATTTCTCCTTTTTCTGAATCGGAAAAATCAGACAACAGTATATCAGTTTTATAAAGACGTTTTAACAATTTGATTTGTGAACCAGAAATTTCCATAACATCTCTCCTTTCACAGGAGAGTATATCACAAGAAAGGAGTGAGTGCATGTCTGAAAAAGAAAAAAGAATCGTTGAAAAGCTGAAAGAAGTGATTCCTAATATGTCAGAGTTTGACAAGGGATATATTCTCGGTAAGACGGAAAGTTTTTCAGAGAATAAGCCAGATGATTCTGGTAAGGCACAGAAAGAAAGTTCATAAGTTTCTTGAACCAAGGTTGCCAGAAGTTAAGTAGAAAGGAGTGTATGAAGATGGAAGGAAAATCAATCGCCGGACTTACGGACTATGCTTTTGAGATGCTTGGATATGATAAAGAAAAGATTCTCAAGGCAGTAGAAAATTGCGTAATGGCAATGGGAGAATTGACAATCGCAGAAAGCAAAGTTGCCCGTAAGCATCTGGACTTTGTTATGGAAGAAATGTATAAGCGGAGTCAAGACACCTTAATAAATACTATTCAGCCTCGTTTATAATCTTATTTTCATGAACGACAAAATTATAAGCATAGTTATAGGCTTGTACATACTGGTTGGACAGTGACAGTACATCAGAAGAATTAACTTCATCTTCGCTGTTTAATTTATTAACTTGTGCAGTTGCTTGGATATAAGCTAAAGCAATATTGTGTGCTGCCAGTTCTGAATTTATAGTACGGATTTCTGAAAGTTCACTGTAACTTAAACCAAAATTATCGGGCATAGCAAATTCCTCCTTTCCAAAGGAGAGTATAGCATAAAAAGGGAGTGAGTACATATCAAAAAAAGAAATTATTTCGTAGAGAAATAGGTGGTAAATAATGGGAGCAAATAATTTTACACACTTTACTGGAAAGAAATCTTCGTTCAAAACTAAAAAGAGAAAGAAGAAAGTAAAAGTGAAAAGAGTTCATAAAAACAAATATGAAAGGAGCGTAAATGGACGCATTACAATTTAATAAAGCCGTCAGTCGGCACTGCAAAGAATCTGGTGGAGACTGTTGCAACTGTGATCTGCGGCTTTACTGTTACCTATCGCCCAGCGAGCGACCAGATGAGTTAGTGAGTTTGGTTATTGATTTTTTGCATAACCACATTGAAAACCATGATCATTATACCCATCACAGTGCGGCTTCATTTCCGTGTATTGATGATATGGACATGAGCACCGCAATAGGCGGCGACTGTTACCAGAAACCTCATACTCTTCATAAACAGTCACATGCTTGTGAATCTTGTGGCAATGATACAGTCGTGTAATTGTTTCAACCATATTCGTCTCCTTTCCTCAATACTCAGCATGCCAGTGCCTGTACTTACAGGATAGGAGAACAAATATAAAAAGTCAAGGTAGGGAGGTGAAAACAGTTGAGCAAATCAACCAGGAAAAAGATTCGTTCTCTTGAAAAGAGAATATCAGATATTGAGTCACAACTTCAATGTCCGCAAGCTACTTTTACATGTCAATTGGTTACTCCAAACGACATTTTAGCCCAGATTCTTCAAGAGAGTCAATATCAAGATCATAAATATGAGATTCGAGCTAATCTGAATGGCAAGACATTATTCGAGAAGAAGACGGAAAGTTTTTTCTTAGAATAATCTGGAGCAAGAATCAGATAAGAAAGAAACTGCAACTTCACAGTAATTAAAGAGGAGGAAGAAAATGAAGAAATTTGAATTAACATCAGAAACCAAAATTAACATTTTCGGAAAGAAACTTTTCCGAATCAAGGCGCTCGTTTCATTTGGAGTTGTAAAAACTGGAGAAACTGGCGGATGGGTAGATCACCACGCACTGGTGTCCGGCAATTTTCTGACGGCATATTATGGCAAC